CCTGGTTTTTAAAGTTTGATGTAAATCGAGCTTCTGAAGTCAGCTGGTTGAATTCAAAGAAACATGCAACCTATTTAACTGAAACAATTTTTATTGATCTTTTTGACTACGAAAAAGAGGTCATAGAATTGACGTTGTTAGCTGGTGATCCTAAAAGAATTAGCAATAAAAATCGAGCTGAAACGATTAAGCTTTTGTCGACTAGTAAGCCTCTGTTACTCGATAGTGTACTCACCTCTAAAGTATTGGGCGAAATGTCCGACTTATTATTATTATCTGGTAATAAGTATAAAACCGTGGGGCCTTCACTTGCTTTTGATAGTTTACCGCAATCAACTAGCTCTAGTTTTCCTGATTTCAAGCGTCCTAAAACTAAAGTAAAGGAAAAAGTAATTAATTCTATTCACAATTATCTGCGGACTAAGAGTCGTTTTTCGTATAATCTTTTTCCAATCTCAGTTAATTGGAGAACCCAAATTTCATCATCTGGGAAATTAAAATTTAGACAGTTTTACCCTTTTCCGGTAATGGTCGCTGTAATTGAAAAGATGATTTTTAGTGGAATTTTTGCTCATTTTGAGAAGAATAAGTTTACTCCTTACTGTATGGGTAACACATTTGTTGAACTTTCTCAACGTTACACATACTGGCAGACTCGTAATTATATCTATAGTCTAGACTTTTCTGAGTTTGACCAGCGGCTAGAAAATGAATTGATTAAAATGTGTATCGATTTCCTGTCGTGTAAAATCCATTTGCGTCATTTTGACAAGTTTTTAGTTGCTGATATTGTAGATTACCATTGCAACTGCTTAATAATTAGTTCCATTTATGGAGTAACTTATATGTTTAAAAAGAAGCGTGGCCTTATGAGTGGTTCGGCTCTTACAAATTTAATTGGTAGTCTTATTAATATATTTTGTGTATTATATATAAATCGTAAGTACAGGATGCAAATCGATACCAAGTCAATTTCAGTTGTTGGTGATGACATCATTTTTACCTCTAATCTAAAGTATGAGCTGTCTGATTTGTCGAGAAAGTATAAAGATACATTTAATATGTTTATCTCTATTGATAAGTCAGAAGTCTTTCGTCCAGGTCAAAGAGTATTTTTCTTAGGTCATTATTTCGATAATGATGGGAGATATTTAGATGAAAACAGAACTAAACTACAATTATGTTTATCTGAAAATTTCATCTCCGAAGATATTTTATCAACCAGAGATAGAATATGGAGTAAGTTTTGTTCAATCTGCTTTAAATGCTCAGATGGTAAGGTCTTCTTTAATAAATATTACCATTCCTTAATGTTTAAGTTAAGGTGTGAAGAGCCATTGGGATACTATTATTCATTATTTAATAATGATGGAGATATGTATAAAAAATTGAAGTTTGATGATTACAAACTCGAAGGGTGGAGGTCACAATAGTGGAGCA